CAGGGAGTTGTGGACCGGTCCCAACGGGATCCTGTCGCTGGCAAACAGCACAGCGGACGTTCTGACGAATGATCTGCTGCCCCGGATGCTGCGGATCGGCAGCCCGCAGGGGACCGTCGCCTACTTCAACAGTAGCCACATTGAGGCGCTCCAGCGCGACGTGGGCGAGCAGTTGGAGCGAGCTGCAAACATCTCCGCCAAGGGCATCGGTGTCTCGTACAACGAGGTGCTTCAGCAGCAGGGCGTCGAGGTTGAGCAGCCGGAGAAAGGCGACCGCAAGTGGGGCCTCGCCACGCTCATCGACCTTGACGCGCCTGAGCCTGCGCCGGAGTCTGCGCCGGAGCCCCAGGAGCCCGAGGACGACGACACCGAGCAGGCCAGCCGCACGACTCTGGCCGACAAGGAGAGGGTCGACGAGGTGTACGCCGCGTGGCGCAAGGTCGTCAACATGAGTGCCAGCAGCCTTGAGGCGTGGGGCGAGACCGAGTGCAGCCGCAAGGCTTCGCTAAACCCTGGAGCCGTCATCAAGCGCAACGTGGCGCTGATGCGGAAAAAGAAGTCCGAGTGGGGCACCCGCGAGGTCAAGGCCGCCAACAGGGCAATCTCGTTCATCTCGCGGATGCGAGGGATGCCTCGGGGCAAGCCCGTTGGAGACTGCCCGAGCAAGCGCGACATCTCGCTGAAGAACTGGGGATACGACCCCGGATCGGGCCGCAACAGCCTAGAGAGCAACGCCGGCGTCGAAGGGTGCTGCGGAGAAGGAGTGGGAGAGCCGGTGGCCTTGGAACGGGACGCCGGCGAGCTATACGCGCACCTGTGGGATGATGGCGTCGGCGTTGCCCTCACACGCCACGAGGGCCTCGACGACTACGTCGACAAGCCACTATACAGCGCCGCCCTAGAGTGGCTCGAAGACTACGAGAAGGCCCAGCTCGCGAAGCTCCGACGCATCGCCAACGGCAGCTTCCGGCGGCTCAGCATCTTCGACGAGAGCATCAACCCCGAAGGGCTGACGACGACGGCGTGGGCTGCAATCCTCCTGGACGCGCCCAAGTGGGCTGAGAAGCTCGATGTCGCCGTGCAGGCCCGACTTGCGGAGGTCTTCGCGGAGGCGATGCAGGACGCAGCCAGCGAGCTTGGGGCCGGCGTGGTGAGCAGCACCGACCCGACCGTCATCCAGCGCATCGCAACTCAGCGCATCGGGCTCGTCGAGGGCGTGAATAGCGTGACTGAGCGTCGTGTGCGAGACGCCATCGCTGGCGTGTTCACGAAACTTCACCCTCCGGGCAACCTGCGGCAGGTAGTACAGCAGGCACTCCCCGAGCTGACGGAGGAGCTGCGTCGAGTCTTCGGCACGAAGGAGGCGCGAGCGGCGACTATCGCAGCGACCGAGACGGGCAAGGCTCAGAACCAGGGCAAGTTCACCCAGTACGAGGCGAGCAACGTCACGAAGATCCGGTGGCGAGCCAGCAACGACAAGTTCACCCGCCCGACGCACATCTCCGCCAACGGCCTCGTCCGCACAATGGGGGAGCTGTTCCCGAACGGCCTGCGCTACCCGCACGACCCGAATGGCAGTGCCAGCGAGGTCATCAACTGCCGGTGTACCTACACCGCCGTGGAGCGCCGAGACGCGCTCGACGACCCTGACATCGAAATCGCATGAAGTACGCCCAGCTCGTCGAGAAGTTCCGCGCAGGCACCGTCACCGATGCCGACCTTGCAGGCGTCAGTGCCGAGGATTGGATGCAGGTACGCCAGGAGGCTGGTGACGGCATCCTGCGCTACGCCCTGACCGATGAGGCATACGCAGCCCCAGACGGCCTGAAGACCGGCGACATGGTCCGCTGGCGAAGCTCCGGCGGCAGCGCCGAGGGCCGCATCGAGCGCATTGAGCGCAACGGGACCATCAACGTCCCCGGTGCCGACTTCAAGGTCAAGGGCACTGAGGACGACCCGGCAGCCCTGATCCAGGTCTACCGAGACGGCGAGCCCAGCGACACTCGCGTGGGTCACAAGTTCTCGACCTTGACGAAGATCAGCAAGGGCAAGGCGAGCTACGGTCGCGGCAAGAAGGATGACGAGGACAAGATGGGCCGGCGGAGCTACGGCTACGTCATGGTCAGCGACGACCTGATCCCGCCCCTCAAGGACAAGGTGATGGCGAGCGCCTGGGACACGAAGGAGTTCGTGTACCGAGGCAGCAACGTCCTCTACGACCACAACATCCAAGAGTCGCGCCCGCCGATCGGCAAGGTGACGGCGATGCAGAAGGGCGTTGAGCTGCGGAGGGGCGGCAAGACCTTCAAGGCCCTGACCGGCGACGTTGAGTTCGCAGACCGAGCGATCTATGACTTCGCTGGCCTCGTCGAGGACCTCGTGGAGGCCAAGCTCCTGAGCAACGGCAGCGTCGGCTTCGACGTCATGAAGATGCGTCCGCCCACCGAGGACGAGCAGGAGACGATGGGTATGAAGCCGTTCTCCGCCGTCATCCAGAAAGCCAACCTGATCGAGTTCTCGATCACGCCGCTCGGGCGCGACAAGAACGCCCGTCTGCTCAGCGCAGACGGCACGGACCTGCTGGAGCAGAAGCTCGCAGAGTTCGCGGAGGCTGGCATCCACGCGGATAGCGTGCTCGGAGAGTTCCGCGAGACGCTGGCCCGAGACCGTGGAACAGCCACGAAGCTCTCGGTCACGGTCCCCGAAATGCCTGAGCCGGAGGCCGAGGCTTCTGTCAGCTGGGACAGCACCGAGATCAGCAACGCGCAGAACCCGATCACCTTCGCAGACGTCAAGGCGCGAGAGCAACTCGACGACCTCCGCACCGAGATCGCTTCGCTCCGTCAGGAGTTGGACGACATCAAGGTCCAGTCCCAGACAGACCTGTACGAGGCGCTGACTGAGCTGAGCGCCGCACCTTCCACCGACGAGCCGGCAACTGGCGACGGCTCTTCGGACCTCTACACCCTCGCCAGAGACCTGGGCTTCACGCCCGACAACTGAACCCAATATGCTCGACGAAAACATCGAGAAGGGCCGGGACGAGAAGCGGCAGGAGTTCCGCACGCTCCTTCGAGACGAGGTCTCGGAGGCCGTCAAGGCCAACATGGTGGACGTCACGAACGCGATGTCCGTCGTCACCGAACGCATGAACCGCTGGGAGGCGGAGCAGGACGCCGCCGAGAAGGAAGGCAGGAAGCACAACCTGCCCGGCTCGATGGAGGAGACCCACGAGGGCGAGACCTACAACTTCGGTCGCGTCTTCCGAGGGCTCACCCTGGGCAACCCCGAGAAGGAGTGCCCGATGGAGCTTGCCATGTCGCGCGAGCTGTACGACATGGGCACCGTGCCGGACACTGCGGGAGGCTTCCTTGTGCCCACGCAGGTCTTCGAAGACCAGATCATCCCGCTCCTGCGTCCGCAGGTGATCGCGATGGACCTTGGCATCACGCAGCTCCCCGTGACGGGCGCTGGTGTCGTTGAGATCCCCCGCGAGGTCAGCGGCCCGGCGGTCGACAACGTGGCCGAGAACGCCGCCAACACGGCGACGGACCTCAGCTTCGGGAACCACCGCCTGGAGCCCCACTGCGCTCAGTCCTACGTCAAGGCCAGCCGCAGGTTCCTGCAGCTCGGCGTTGGCGCTGACCAGTTCATCCGCCGTCGCATGGCGGAGGAGCTTGCGCTGAAGTGGAACGAGTGGATCCTGAAGGGCACCGGCGCTGACGGCAACCCGATCGGCATCTACAACACCGCCGGCGTGAATACCGTCGACTTCACCTCAGCGACCTCGGGCTCCGGCGCAGTCGTCACCGCCGACTTCTACACCGATCTGCTTGCGATGGAGGACACGCTGGCTGACGCCAACGCGCTCACCGGAGCGCAGTCGCTCGGCTTCGCCGTCGCCAACCGATTCCTGCGGGCTGCTCGCCAGATCAAGAGCGAGGACAGCACCGCCGATCACCTGGAGATGGGCCGCAAGATCTTCTCGGCAGGCGCTGAGGACTTCATCCTCGGCTACCGCTACCGCCGCACGACGCAGCTTGCTTCGGGCGCTAACACCGAGGCGATCTTCGGGGACTTCTCGAAGGCCGTGCTCGCTACCTGGAACAACCTCAGCATCGAGGCTTCCAACGTCGCGGACGACGCTCTTCAGAAGCGCCAGACGCACATCGTGGCTTACATCGACGTTGATGTGGCCGTCACCCAGCCGACCGCGTTCTGCGTCACGCAGAACCTGGACACCACTAACCTCTGATCGGAGACCATTTCAATGGCTGCAACCGACTTCACCTCAGCAGGCCGCGTGGTCTCGCTAGTTGCCCCGGACGCTGTGTCCGGCGGCGGATCCCTGACGGGAATCGAGCTAGACAGCAAGGGCTGGCGCTGGCTCCATGTCACCATCACCATCGGCACGATGGCGACGGCAGGCGACGGCAGCGTAACAGTTCAGGAGGCCACGACCTCCGGCGGCGCGTTTGCTAACATCACTGGCGCAGCTTTCACGCTGACCGCCGGCGACGACGGAGCTGTCCTGCACGGCATGATCGACCTGGAGCAGCAAAGCCGCTACATCAAGGTGGCAGGCACGGTCGGAGCGACGGGGGCGACGGACATTTCCGTCGTCGGCGTCCTGTACGGTTGCGCCAACACCGCCGAGTACATCGACGCCACCGCCGGTGGCGCTGATGAGCTGGCCTTCACGGTCCTCACCTGATCTTCCTAGGAGGCCCTCAGAGCTTGGCAGGGCTCTGGGGGCCTCTGCTCCCCACACCTGCCCGCAAGACATGAACAAGTTCCAGCAAGTCCCTGGCCGTGAAGGCTTCTACCGCGTCCTGCGAGGCCGCGCTCTCCACTGGCCGTCCCAGGACGGCAAGCCCATGATCTGGGCACGAGCCGGCGAGGTCGTCGACCTGCGCTCGCCGTACCTGTGCGAGATCGCTCAG